GCCCCGATGTACGGCAACCGCCTTGCAGAGGACGAGAAGAAGATAAGAAAGAACGTCTATTCGCTGAGAAAACCCGCAGTCTCATAAGGAGGAACGCAGATGAACCAAAGTATTGTCATATCGAAATCAGGGGTCAAGACCGAATTTGAAGTGCTGGTATTCAAGTATGCCAACGCCATAGAGGGCGCGGACAACGCCAAGGCTGTGCGTAACGTGAAATCGGACAGGATAGACGATGCCGCCGACGCGCTGTTGGTGGACAACAACTTCGACAAACGCCTGAAAGAGGTGGCCGGCCTGATGCACGACTTCGGTGCCACCATCAGCACCTCGGGCGACAACGTGACCGTCGCGTTCGTCGTCACCAGCCGTTGGGCAGGCAACACGGACACCTTGCTTTCGACGGCAAAGGCCTATATCCTTGACGGTATGCTGGCCGACTGGTACAACGCAAGCGCGCCCACCGAGGCGGCGATATACATAACGAGGCTTCAGACAGATGTCACAAACCTCATGAATGAACTATACAAGAAAGGGACACCGCAATGAGCAACTTTTTCCGCAGACCCGTACCGATAGAGTTTGACATAACGATTGGGCGCGACGCCATCGTCGGGACTGTCGTAAGCACCTTGAACAAGATGGCAGAGGCGCGTTTCGACGGGCAGAACACCCAGTATGTGAACAACATGCAGCCTGAGATTGACTTTGAGCAGGACAGGAACCTTGTCTATGAGTATTATAACGAGGCTATCGGGAACATCACGCGGCGCATCGAGCCGTATGTAAGCGGTTGCGAGGACATCACGGAGGGTACTATTGGCAACGTGTTCCATCTTTCGATGCCCGAGAACTGGAGAAACACCCTGCAACAGTCGCTAAAGACGAAGATGGAGAATTACATTGTGCATTACATCATTTGCCAATGGCTGGAGAAGGTGAGCGTGAGCGACACGGAATACACGACGGCCAAGGCCAACAAGTTGCTTGGGGAAATCAAGTGGACTTGCGAGCTGAGGAAGGGCGTGGTACATAGAATTTGGAACGGAACCTATTAAAAATAAAGGAGATAATCATGAAGAAAATTGCAATCTGGCTCAACGAGCACGCCGTTTGCCTCGGCGACACAATCAAGGCCAACGTGGTGCATCTGTGGTGCATCCTTATCTCAACCATCCTCGTTACGGTCTTTGCCGCCCTCGGATGGAAAGGCGACGCCATGTATTACCTGCTGATGGTGCTGCTACTTGGCAGCTTCGTTCTGCTTCCTGTCATCGAGGCAATCCGTGCACTTGTGAAGCACGACAAGTGGACGCCTTGGTATTGGTTTCCGATTACAATCGGCAACGCCATCGGTACTGGCATCGCTTTACTGATTAGCATTATCTTCGGCTGGGCGACGCTATGAAACGGCTGAAACAATGGCTTTACAGCATCAAGGCTGACAAGCTTCTGCATTTCATTTGCGGCATGGTCATAGCGCAGGTGGCCTACGGGCTGCTTGCGCTACGGTGCATCCCGCTTGTGTCGTGGTTTCTCGGCCTTGCCGCTGCCGCCGTGGCCGCGTTGTCGAAGGAGTGGTGGGACTATGGCCACCAAGGCGTTCCGTCATGGAAAGACCTCGTTGCCACGTTGATAGGTGCCGTTGTGGGATTGTTGATAATGCTTATCTGAAAAGACATAATTTGAAGAGATATGGCTACGAAAACCAAATATATAAGGAAGTCGGCGGTGATGCCGAAGAAAGGCAACAAGCCGAAGTTTGACAGCGTTGCAGAACGGAGGAAGCAGACGGACGACACGCATCGAGACCCCGACTTGCTGCATAGGATGGAGACTGCATGGGAAAACGACCGCCCTGTGCATGAGGAAGGCGAACGTTGCCACCGTTTTGTGTATGGCGACCAATGGGGAGATTTGACCTACTACGATGGCGAGTGGATGACCGAAAGGGCGTACCTTATCAAGCGTGGCAAGGTTCCGTTGACCAACAACGTGACACGCAGACTGATTACCGCAGTGAAGGGAAACTACCTTGGTCAGAAGTCGGAGCCGCGTTGTCTTCCGTTCAACAGCGAGAGTGCGCCGGGTGCGGAAATGCTTTCAAGAGCCTTGACCACCAACTGGCGCAGACGCTACAACTCCATGAGTACGCAGCTTTCCAATGCCGTCGAGAACTTCCTTATCAGAGGCATTGCCGTTATGGGAGAATCGTATGAGCGCACATCGAGCGGAAGATACGACAGCAAGACCAAGCTCTACGACCCTCGTAAGGTAGCCATTGAATGCACCATGAACGACCCGTTGATGGAGGACATCAGCCTTATCGGCATCATCCATGACGTGAAACCGTTGGATTTCCTTGCCAAGTTCGGCATCCGCATCGGACCAAAAACAATGCGCGACATCAAGGAAGAGTATGGCAACCATGCCTACGAGCACATGCGCGAGAACCAAATCGACAACAACGAGCGCAACCGCCTCGAATACCTCGACTTCTACGCCAACAACGACCCGACCCGCTGGCGTTTCTACGAGATTTGGACGAAGGAAATCAAGACGATGTGGCTTTGCTACGACCCTGCCCGACTGAACGACCCGTTCAAGGTGGAGAGCGTTGACAAGTTCCGTCTTGACGAATACGATGGCCTTACGGTGCTGCAAGAGAACGAGCGCAGACGGAAGGAGGCAATCGAGCTTGGCATCCCGGATGATGAAGTGGTTTACATCGACTATGGACAATACGGCAAGGATGGCATGTTTGACGGAACGGGTGAGTTCATCGATACCTACTGGTACGTGAAGTTCCTCACCCCTCATGCCACCGTCATTGATGAATATGTGTCGCCTTATGAGTGCGGTTGTCCCATCACCGTGGCCAAATATCCCTATGTGAACGGAGAAGTACATAGCTACATCGCGGATGTCATTCCCCAGCAGAAGTACATCAACCGACTTGTGACCTTGAACGACATCGCCATCCGTGCCACCGCAAAAGGTGCGTTGCTCATGGACAAGCAATCCCTTGAGGAAAACGACGAGCAGACGCAGGAGGAGATTCGCCAGCAATGGAGCGACCCGGACGGTGTGGTGTTTTGGGACAGCTCGTTGGGAGGCCAGCCGCCAAAGCAGGTGTCGAACACCTCTACCAACGTGGGTATCGACACCGCCCTTTCGATGCAGTTGGGTTTGATGGAGGATATTTCGGGCGTTCACGGCGCGGCACAAGGCAAGGACGCCCTTTCGGGACAGTCGGGTTCGCTGTACGCCCAGCAGGCGGCCAACTCGAACACCATGCTCCGTGCCGTCTTGGAGGCTTTCAGCGAGTTCACCAAGCGCGTGGCCTATACGAAGCTCTCCATCATCAACCAGTACTGGGAGGATGGCAGACCCATCAACACCTATGGTTCGTCGTATGGCGAGGTCAGACGCTTCGACCGTCGCTTGCTTGAGGACTTGGATTATGAAGTCACCATCATCAACAGCGACGACATGGAGACCGCAGCCACGGTGAGCAACCAAGTGGCCCTGCAAATCTTCGAGAAGGGCGCGATAGATGCACAGGCATTGTTGCAGGTTGGCAACTGGCCGCAGCAGTTCAAGGAGAAGGCCCTGAAGGTGATAGCCGAGCAGAAAGCCGCCATGATGCAACAACAGGCCGACGCACAGCAGCTGGCGGCGTTGCAGCAGGGATTGCCGCAGCAGCAGGCGCAGACACTTGGCAACGGACTGATGAACGGATTGATGAACCCGATGAAACAAGCAGCGTAACTCCCCCTTAATCCCCCTCTGAGAGGGGGAAGCAAGAGGAATAAAAGTAGATTATATGGCGAGGCAGAACATACAATTCAAGGGCCTGCGGCACAGCCCGAGCGACATCACGGGGCAGGACGGCGACTTGCTGGAGTGCGTGAACCTCATTCACGAGAATGGGGAACTGAAGCCTATTGAGATGCCGGAGAAGACCTATTTGAAAGGTGTGTATAGCAACGAGACACTTGTTGCCGTTCATAACCTAACCGATGGGAAGAAGTTCGTGTTTGCCGTATGGAATACCGTGACGACCACCATTCATGTAAAGGATGCAAACAACACGGTAGTTTTCACGCGAGGCATACCGATGGAAGAAATACAATGGGCTGAAACCATTGGTAACACCCTGATTATAGGCACCGACAAAAGCACTCACTATGCCTTCTATAAGAATGGCGCATACAAATGGCTTGGGGATAAGTTGCCGCAGCCTGTGTTTGAGTTTGATTTCAATAGAACGAACAATGAACAACTTGGATATTGGCTTAAAGAATATGACCCCAAGACAACAACATTAACCCCAAGCGGCGATAATGCAGCAGGTGGTGGTGTAGCAATGCAAGCTACATGGACGAGTGATAGTAATCTTAGTAATAGCGAGTCTATTCCATTGGCAAACACTTCCGTTGAAAGTAAGAAACTTTTCCGTGACGGGGTTCGTTCTCATATTGCAACGGTTCTTTCAAACGCACGAAAAAACAATGTGTTTGTATTCCCATTTATGGTTCGATATGCTATCAGAATGTTTGACGGGAACTATGCAATGCATTCAGCACCATTGTTGATGGTTCCTTCAACATTGAAATGCCCGTTGCTTGCGGTTATGGGTTACTCCGCAGACCATTGGTTAGATGATAGTGATAATGTGCATAAGTATTCCGTAATGACAGAAGAAGTTCGTTTTAGAGCTTTGGAATTGTTATTGAAATGCAATGGTTTTATAGATGGAGACCCGAGTGAATGGGAGGATATTATAAAAGGTGTTGATATTTTTATGTCAAGTCCAATATACAGCTATAACGAAAGCTATTGGGACGACATCAATCATGTACCCGATTCTTTTTACACTTTCAAGAAAACAATAAGTAATGGAGCGGGTTTTGTTGAGGATACTACGGTTAAGGACTATGGCAATTGTTATAGCAAAAACTCGAAGTTTTCTTGGTGGAGAATTTTCACCGAAAACTCAGTAGATGCTTTTGACTATGATGCCACTATACAACCGGATGAAACCGATTACCCTGTACTGAAATATAGGAGGATACCTTTACCCGAGTATTCACAACAAGAGATGATTAATCAAATCAAGAATACATCGCTCTTTTTTAGGGTAAAGCACTATGATTTACACGAGGTGTCTGAAGCATGGACGGCAGAGAGACGATTCGGTCAAGAAGTCGAATACGGCTTGCTTGACCGTCTCGAAACCCTTCCGACGTTGCCCGACGACTATGTGAGCCGTAGCCGCATGACAGGCAGCGTGAACTACAACTACAACCAACGGCTGATATTGGGAAATATCAAGTTGCAGGCACCGCTTTGGTATCAGGACGCGAAGCGTTTCAAAGCACCCGATGTTTTCTATTTTGACCTTTATTTCATAGTGGAAAAGTCCGAAAAGACTATTGTTGTCAGATGGAACAGCAACGATGGAAGCCATTACAATGACATCGGTTTGTTTGATTTCGGGCATTATATCTACTATCCAGACCCCGATTGCAAACGTGTTGTCATAGAAGTTGGCAACAACAAGAAGGTGTTACCCATGCATGAGCATACTGGTCTGAATGGTGCATACGCTTTGATGCCCGACTTGAAGAGTCTAAACGAGGCATTGTCGGGATTGGAAGATTGGATGGGCGACTTACCCGAACCTTCCCAAGACCGTTACTGCCAAATGCCGAACACGATAGCGATGAGCAGCGTGGCCAACCCGTTCCATTTCCCTGCCACCAACTTCAAGGACATTGGTAGGACAAAGGTTGTCGGCATTGCTGCCAACACGCTTGATGTGTCGAGTGGGCAATGGGGCCAGTACCCGCTGTATGTTTTCTGTTCGGACGGCATCATTGCTGTGATGATTGACGGAGAG